GAATCAGTTTCACTTTTAGGAGCCGCTTTAGGAGCCGCGTTAGAATTAGGAATTCCAAGATCATATAATTGCCTTCCTAATAGATTTCTAAGTCCTTTCCATTCTGTTTCATCCGCAAACGGTTGACCAGTAGCCGGATTGATTGTGTCAGGATAGAAGTCTGAACCAATCATTTCCAAAAGCTGTGTTGTTATAATCCTTTGCTGGGCGATACTTTCTTTTCCAGAACTTCCGTAATTTGCAGCGCGAGCCGCATTTAATGGGGCTTCCATTGCAAGTTTAGCGCGAGCAAGCTGAAGCTCATCAATCTTGCCTTGAGCGTCCAGTTTTTGCTTCTGCATTGCAGCAAGAGGAGCTTGGATAGCACCAGCGGCAATACCAAGGCTCTCGCCAAATCCACCTGTCTTTGTCGGGGACAAAAAGCCCTGAGCAAGAGACAACATAACAGGGTCAACATTTGACAATGGTGATGTTGGAGCAGCGCTCAGCCTTGCCTGATTGTCAGCAATGGCCTGAGCAAGCAAATCATCATACTGCTTATACCCAGTAGCAAAAGAGAGTGGACCGTCAGCCATAATTACTTCCTCTTTTTGCCGCGAGATGAACGACGGTTAGGGTTACGCTTTACCTCGCCGCCCTCTTTATACAATTTCAACCCGCTGCCAAGAGACGCTGCCCCGGCAAGCATAGCCAATGGTGATGCTTGGTAGGAATCTGCTGGCCCAGTAGCTGTTGTATTTGTAGTTGTTGAATACGGCAAACCACGGATAAGATTGTTCATCATAACCAATTGCTCTTTTGGATAATTTCTTTGAGCAACAAAGTCTTGATATGCCAAATCAAGGTTCTTTTGATTTAAGCCTTGTTTTGTAAGGCCAACAGCTTCTTGAGCAGCAATGTCCTTCATGTTCATTGCCTGACCCATCTGGCCAAGCGTACCCATCTGGCTACCCGCAGTAAGCCTATTGGCAGCTTCATTCTGGGCAATGTTTCCAGCAGTTTTGGCAAGGTCACTCTGGCGGCTAAGGTCTTCCTGAGCTGCTCTTGTAGATGCTTCATAACCTTCTTGAAGAGCCTTAGACTGAGCAGCAAGTGCGCTTTCCTGAGTATCACGCAATGCGTTGCCAATAGCAGACTGTTGTCCGGCAGAACCAAACTGGCCAGCACGGATAAAGTTTGCGTTGACGTTTGGCATCAGGTTCTCACGCAAGTTACGTCCGGCAAGAGAACCAATCCGGTCAACAACAGCGCTCTCATACGGGTTCATGTATTGCCCGATAACGCTAGGAGCTGTGCGTGATGCGGACCTCATATAAGGCTGCGCTGCACCTCTTATATTGTACTCGCCACCTTCCTGCGTCATATCAATCGCAGAATTAAGAGTGGGCTGATACATACCCATTGACTTATCTGTTAGTTTGAACGCTTCTTTTTGTTCCGGCGTAAAATTAGCCAATCTTGGGCCGCCATATTCCTGATACTTTTCACCTGCTACAGCATTACCCTTGCTAAGAAGGCCAAGGATGTAATCATTCATATACTGTGGGATGTTTTCAGTTTTTGTCCCGTATGTTGTTGTCGCTGGAGGCGGCTTCCCTTGAAAGAGAAAATCAAGAACACCCATTATTTTGCCCCCTTCATATAAGATAGCGGCCCTCTGGCATCAGGAGCAAACTTGCCTTTTGCCAAAGCGGAACCTTTTTGTTTTCTAATCTGTTTGCGCATATGATCCAACTTCTTGGCTCCGGCATCAGATGACCCGTCACCAAGCATTGAAACAGTCTGTGCATCCATAACATACTCGCCGTCAGACAGCACGGCAGGAATTGAGTCAGACGTTCCAGTTCCTCCACCCCTTACATATCGTCCTTGAGCGGCAGCAACTGGGAGCTGGTTATTCTCAAAAAAAGCCATTTCAGGGCCAAAACCGTAATCTGTATAAATATCTGGTCTTGTCTGTTTACGCTTGAATTCCATTTCTTGCAGGCCCGGATCATCTTCAGGGTCAATCTCTGGACGTGATGGCTTATTGTCACCACCGCCACCACCAAGAGCAGAAGCAGCCAGCAAGAGCGGCGCAGCTTTCATGATATTGGACATTACGCCAGACGAACCTGCTCCGATCTTGGACATATAGTCTCCGCTACCCCCTGCAACATTTGCGGGGTTTGTAGGGTTTAATATCGCCGCCGCCGGATCAACAGACGGATACATATTCAAACCAGACAACGCGCCGTTGGACCCTGTAAGGCCAAGACTGTTTAAAGCGTATGGCGTAATTGCACCAAGGGCCGCTCCACCGAGTGCGTTGCCGGAAAATGAACCAAGGCCACCACCAATCAAGCCGCTGCCGATAGCCGCTTGGATTGCCGGGTTTGTAACGCCAAATACGTTACCAACTGTAGAGCCAATTGCGCTGCCAACGCCGGGAGCAAATATGTTTGCCGCAGCTGTGGCAACGGGAGCAAACCAATCTTGTTCCCAGAATGGCTTAAACTGATGAAGGCCAGTGTCGGGGTTAACGCTGCCCGGACCAAAATTGTCCTTCATCCATTCAAATTCTTCTTCATTGACGTGGATAAGCATATTGTCGCTACCCTTGCCAGCACTACGGACTTGTTCTGCTTTAGAGGCAAGACCGCCTTGTTTGTACTGGCTAGGAGGGTCAAAGTTGATAACGACCTGTCTCATCATGTCACCATAATCTGCAAAAACCGCTCGGCCCAAAGACGCCAATCGGTGAATTGATACGGGTTAGGAGCCGTGCTTTGCCAATTGGTATTAGATAGAATAACACCTCTCGCCCATTCTTGCCAGTTTGACTCATCATCTAGTCGGCCAATATCGCCACTTGCACCGTCATTTATAATGATAGGCGTCATTCTATCGGCCCACTCAATCACTCCCATGCCAGCAGGGTTAATTCCAATCATGGAACAGCTCCTAGCAAGGTTCCGTCAGCTGCCTCGACATGAGCCAAGCACATACCCATTTGGTAGTCGCCGCCAATTGTGTTGCTGCGGAATGTGAACCGCATTTCACGCCGGATTTCCTTGAAGAACACTACCTGCTCCTGAGGAGACGTAGCAGTTTCAGGAAATTCCATAACCTCGCTTTGGACTTCCTTGGCTCTGGCATTTGATCTGCCAGTGATGGATAGAGTCATTGGGCCAGACTGGACAAAATCAGGCTCAACAATAGTAACACGGAGGCTTTTGTTCTGTGACTGCTCAGCCGCAGCAAGGGATATATCACTGGTTTGAAAGTATGATTCAATTGGACTAAATGTTGGACCAGTCAATTCATCCAGTCCGTATTCATGCTGCCACAAAGTATACCCTGCAAGCGTAACGACAGTGATTGTAAACCCGCTTCCTGTCCCACCAATCAATGTATTGCTTACAGTTAGAACATCACCAACTGTATACCCGCTACCGGGGATTACAAGCGTCACAGCGGTAACCACGTTTCCGGCAACGGTGACGTTTACTGTTGCACCGGAACCTGCAATCGAGGTCGTGTTTGTGGTCGCAACATTGTAATACGTTCCATCAACGTAGGTTGTCCCACCAACAAGAGTCCCAAGAGTTCTGATTGAATCAATGCTTGTTGAACCAATCATCAATGGGTATTGGAAAACACGCGGAAATTGACCATTTGTGCGGCCTAAATTTGGAAGCTCTGTGTCATACCATGTACCTTCACGGACATTGTAAATGACAGCATGAGTGCATTCAGTTGCGTCCCCAAATGGAAAACACCACCAAATTTCACCAAAACGAGGGACTTTGATAGCAAAAACCTTCTGCCTTTGGTCATAGTTTAAATTATCAAAAAACCAATTTAGGTTAAGATCATTGGGAACTTCCCTTACAACGCCATTGTACAACAGGAATCGGTCCAAACCGCACCAGTAGTAGATGCCATCATACTCAATGACAGACTGGGACGACAAGATAGACGATTCATCCGATATTGTATCAAACGAGAATACAGGGTCGCCGCCAATGTAGGACATCCTGATAACGCTATCCAGACTCCAGAGGAGTGCGGATGGAGAGTTGCCAGCACCACCACGGGTATTGATAGCAGCGACAATCTTCTGGGCTGTTACAGACGCCTCTCCGGGGCCACCTGCAACTGGCGTCCAATCTGTAGGGTCACCCGGTGCTGACCATGCAACAAGGCCGTTATTGCCATATGCAATGAGATATGGGTGCAATGCTAAAACGCCACCTGAAACTTGAGGAGCGCCAGAAAGAACAGTTAATGCAGACGAGGCTGTAATGTCTCCAACATAAATATCTGTGTTTGTGCTGGCCGAGATATCCAAAAGGTTAGGTGCTGCATGAGCAAATATGGCTGTGTACCCTGACGCTGTGTCATACAACGCATCCATGCCCCACATATTTAAAGCATTATCTGCAAAGCCGGATGGAGTCCTATCATATGGGGCAGAGCCAATGCCTTGGTTATCAACCGTAATCATCTCAAACAGGCTACGGCTTCCGGAGAATGTATAAAGCAACCCGTTAAATGGGTAGGTGTACATCCCGCGAGACGCCCCACCCAGAGAATTTGTAATCTGCCGATAGCCCCACATTTTTCTGGGAAGCCCACGCTGGAACCGTACCCACTGGCCATCAACGTAGAAATCGCCTTCAAAGACGGTTCCGTCACGCTTGATGCCCGGCTTTGACTGAATGTGGACTGGCCTAGTTGTCATTATCCAAGGCTCACTGCAAATGCTAAAGCAATGTTATCTGTTTGCTCAGTTGAATAAACTTCAAGAGTTGCTCTGGCAGCGGTTGCAGTAATTGTAGCCACGCTGATCTGAAACCCAGAGCCAGTTCCACCAAGCGAGGTATTAAAAGCAGACAAAGTGTCACCAACCTCATAGCCAAGACCGCCATCAAGTAATGTAACAACTGTTACCGCATTTCCGGCTACCGTAATATCTGCAAGAGCGCCAATGCCGGAGCCGTTAATAAGCGTTACGCTGGCATAATTGCCGTTAACATATCCTGAACCACCAACTAGGGTGCTGAGACTGTTAATTGTTGCTAAAGTCGTAAACAGAGACTGGCCAATTGTTGACCCGCCAATAGCTGTTCTGCCTTGGGCCTGAGTCGATGACTGGAATACTGCAATACCAGTAGAGCCACCACCAAGATTGATGAGCGCAGACCCGGCTGTAGTTGCTCCAGTGCCACCGTTTGCAATCGAGATTGGGGTTGAAATACCAGCCGTTGCCGCATTAACAACATCCGTTCCATCGCAATACAAGATAGCGCGGGAGGCTTGAGGAACTGCGTACCCAGTGCCAGCAGATGTTTTAATGGTTAGGCTATAGGCGTTGGTTGTCGAGTTATCGACCCAATACTGCTGGACAGTTGGAGGCACGATAATCACTCGGTTGCCAGTCAAAGCTCCGGTAAACCGATAAGCAATCTTGTTCTGTTCAGCCGTTGAAAGGGTGTAATTTCCTGTTCCAGCTACTGCAATGGAAGTGTAATTAAACGCAAAGTTTACGTTCTGGCCAAACCCTACTGTGTAATATGCAAGGCCGTCGCAAATGACAAAGCATGAGTTTGTTGGCGGGATTTCCTTGGTCGCACCACCATCAATTAAATACGCTCCTGACGGGTCTAACACAAGGCTACCAGTACCCTGATTCCGGACACTCAGAAACCAGTCGTTACCAACCGTTGCTGGTAGCGGCAGCGTTAGAGTACCTGTACCGCCAGTCCAGAGCAGAAGCTGTGAGCGGTTGCTATTGCCAGTTGTGAAACTGGAATTAAACTCAACGACTTCCTGAGACTGGTTAAGCGTCGATGCAATTGCTTTGATGCCAAGCCCGGCAAGAGCGCCAGCTGTGGCAGATGATACACCAACGCCATACTGGAGAACCTGCCAGCTACCATTAAGTGTCGTATTGTCCGTGATGTAAACTTGCCATAGCTCACCGGAAGCCAGACTTACAATCGTGTTTCCGCTGGTATCTACCACCGTAAAAGAGTTTGTTCCTGTGTTATTGAATAAGACAGTCTGCCCTGTCGATGCCAGATTGGCCGCGGGGAGGAATACTTTCAGGCCACCAACCGTGCAGTTAACGTCGATAATGTTGGCAGCAATATCAACTGCCCCGTTGTTATCCAGTGGCCATGTCAGGACAACATCAACCGTATCAAGGTCAATGGAAAGATAGGATACTTGGCTGGGGTAGATGGTTGATCCACCAAAGACACTGGTAAAGCTCATAGTTATGCCCCATCTCGCGTTGTGCTGCGGTCAACAATTCTCTTGAGGTCTTCTTTATTGATGGCCTGTAAAGACGTGTCATAGAAATTTTGCCAAACCGGAATGCGTTCATCATTCTTCAAGAATGGCGTTGCCTCAAGCAATGAACCATACAGAATAAGCTGTGGGGCGTATTCTGTAAGCCAGTTTGTTTGTACAACGTCGCTGAGAAGAGCTGGAATTTCATAATAAAGAATCTCGGCTGGAGTGTCCTCGTTAGGTGTAGGACCAATTAGCCAGTTATTATAGTTGTAGTCAGCGTAAAATTTAGGCTGATCAGTCAATGCCTCGTTGGGCCAGTAGCTTCTGATGTACTCATAGCTACGCGGGAACAAGAAAGTCCTGATTGCGTTCGTCGCGCCAGTTCCAAAGTTGATAGAGATAGTCCTTCTCCACCTATCCGGCTTTGGATAGACAGAAACACCAGCTTGAAAGTTTGTAGTAACGGCAACGATAAAGCCTTCAATCTTCAAGTCTGCTGAAATGCGTCGTTCAGCAAGGGTGATTAACCGTGGAATCTGTTGGTAAACAATGGGATCGACAGCAGATGAAGCGCCGCGTTCCAGATAGTTCTGGATGTCGGTCTGCAATTCACTGAAGGTCATCCCGGTCTGTGAAGTCATTTTATCCAACCATTTTTGCAGAGGTCTGAGCAACCTCTGCTACGCGACGGCCCCA